CCATAGCAGCGATGCGTTTGCTATGGGGAATTTTTATGAACAAAAATAAAATGATTACATTTAGCCAATTTAGAACAGTATTTTCAACCGACGACTTGCCGGACCAGACTACACTTCGCCAAGTCTGGGAGGATGTGACGAAAGGAAAACACTACAAGCTAATCGAGGAAATCAGGAGGGAGGAGGACAAAGGCAAACGCGGAGAATTGAAAAAACGACTCCCCGCAATAACTCCGCAATCGCTTTTCTCAACGCCGCATCGCACAAAGACAGCTCCGCATACTCCGAGGCCGTTTATCTGCGTAGACGTTGATGGGTTAAGCATTGAAAGGGCTGAAAGTCTGCGGACTGATATGGGGAATGACGAGCATTGCCACTTGTCGTTCCTTTCGCCGTCCGGCGAGGGCGTGAAGGCGATTTTTGCGATTTCCGATGCTCACGCTGACGCTGCCGATATATTTTACACGGTTCAGAAGTATGTAGACGATACATTCGCAGTCAAAATCGACGTAAAATGCAAAGGCGCAGATCGAGCCTGTTTTTTGTCGTGGGATCCAGGAGCGATTTACAAGGAAACAGCAACGCCATTGAAGGTGCAGGCCAAGCCTGTGCCGAAGATCAATCGGATTATAGACTTGTCGCCACCAGCCGATCAATCGGCAACGGGCGAGACACCTCTCGACGACTTTAGCAATCGAGCCACGCAGGAGACGTTTGATAGCATTCTTTTGTCACACGGGTGGACGCCTTGCAGTCACGACCGTCTAAAATGGACTCGACCGGGGAAGGATAGCGGCACTTCTGGCGTTATCAATCCGCCAGACGCAAAGATGGACGTATGGAGCTTTTACAGTCATAGCTCGACGGTAGATTTTGACACTGACAAGGCATATACGGCAGGCGCACTTTACGCGGTCCTAAATTACGGCGGCGATTTTAGCGCGGCAGCAAAGGAGTTATCTGCAAAAGGTTATGGGTCGAGGCTTGAATCGAAAAACTCAATCGTGACGAAATCTGAGCAGGAATCGGCATCTCAAAACGCAAAGGCAGTGATGGAATTGGAACAGGACCTGATTCCTTTCCCGACAATTTATCTCCCTTCTAATATCCAGGGATTCGTTAAAAACGTCGCTGAATTAAACGGCGTTCCTGAGTCGATGGTCGCTGCCTGTTGCTTTTCTGCTATCTCCACTGCTATCGGAAACTCTGTCGTCGTCGATTCCCTTCCAGGCATGGTTTCGCATTGCAATCTGTATATCCTCACGTTAGCGAAGTCAGGGACCGGGAAGGGAAGAACGCAAAGGACTGTGATGAAACCACTCATCGAGGCGGCAGCAGAGGCAGAGGAGAAGCGGAAGAATGTTCACGCTCCAGTTGCGCAAAAGCGTTTGGATGAGCTGGAGAATGAGATCAAAGATTTGCTCGACGAGGGCGGCAATCCAGAATCGCTTTATGAGGAGAAGTCTAAGTTGGAAAAACTGCTCACGCCAGAAAAGGTGGTTGTTAGTGACACGACAACCGAAACCATGCTCGGCTATTTGGGCCGCAACTCGCACCCTACAATCCTGTCAATGTCAGCGGAGGCGTCTCAGCAATTTCAGAATATGTCTGGCCGATATTCAAGCCAAAGAGGGACGAATGACGATGGGACCTGGTGCGATCTGTATTCGGGCGATGCTGTGAGTTATGATCGTAAAAGTGAGTCTCACAGTCTCATAGGCGCGACGCTCGGCATATCGTGGATGACTCAGCCACATGCTTTCCTTTCGATTCTGGAGGATTCAAACAAGATTGAGGGAGGATTTCTGGCTCGATTTTTGATGCACGATTCTGAGGCAGAGGTGCAGGATTGGCCGGAGGATATTGATTATGATGCCAAGGCGCACAATCTTTGGGCCGAAATTATTGAACATTTGTTTTCGGCTTACAGAGCCAAGCCCGTTCCTGACCAGCTTGGCAAGATTCCGCAAACGTCTAGCTTTACTGATGCGATGAAGGGTTACTACAATCTATGCGCGAAGGCGAGCCGGGAGGAACCAATCGAGTCTCTGGCGTCGTTTCATAACCGATATGCCGAAAACGCCTACAGGCTCGCAATCGTCCTCCACATGGCTGAGAATTACGATAATCCGTTTGGGAATCCTTTGCTTGAGGAGCATGCCGTTCGAGCCTGTGGATTCGTTAAGTGGTTCGCAGATAGGCAAAAAGAATTGCTTTTTCCGCTATTGCTTGAAAAAACAAAAGAGCAAATGAGCAAACAGGAAAAATGGGTGGAGATGGTGAAAGAGGCAGGCGAAAAAGGATTGCTTTTGCGCAGCGCATTGAGATCGGCGCACATCTCAAGAGGTGCATTTGACCTCAAACTTGCAAAGATGCCGGAGATCGAAATGCGAAAGGTGAAAGAGGAGGACGCAATCCGGGCGGCGGAAAGGCTGTTTTGGATCGGCTCAAATGATGCGAAATCGACTGCTTAGTGTCCCATTTGGAGACGTGACAGAATCCTTCGTGTCCCATTTGTCCCATTTGTCACGTCTTATAGTCACAAAGTCCCAAACGTAGTACTATATCATTATTATTATATTATTATTATAATAAAGATTATTTACCATAATGCAGAGCATGAATTACAATTCGATTTTTCAGACTTTTTGTTTTCGCAATGTGACACGTGACAAATGGGACACGAGAAATGTGACAATAAGAGAAGGGCAAAATTGAGTCATCGACGTATGCTTTTTGCAAACAGCCAAGGATTGGCGCATTGTTTGAAATGATCTTAGGAATCGACCCAGGGACAACAGAGTCAGGATACGCGTTGATCGGCGAAGATTGGAGAGATACAGGACCGGCTCAAGCGGGAGTGATAGACAATCGCCAGATGTTGAAGCGCATCACTCGCTATCACCTGGAGCATGGCGCATCTGTCGCCATCGAGATGGTGTCGAGCTATGGCGCAAGAGTAGGGCAGACGACGTTTGATACAGTAGTATGGATCGGGCGGATGGTGCAGCTGTGCGAATCACACGGTATTCGATACAGACTCATAAAGCGGCACGAAGTAAAAAAGCAGATTGCGCCTGGCCAGAAGTCAAACGACGCGGTAATCCGAAGGAAGATGATTGAGGCTATGGGTTGGTCAGATGAAGATACAAGGGCAAATGCCAAGCGCATCGGGCTGAAGTCTCACGCATGGCAGGCGTTAGCTGTTGCAGCATCGGCAGAGATAATCGACGCAAAACGATGCGGAATGACGTTTGAATATGCGTAAGCAGTTGAAAATTAGCGGGTCCTATCCGGGCAATCTCCCATTTAGGAGCGCACCGCGATCAATTTCTACATTTTACACCCATTAGCGACTACTACTATGGGAGAGAAAAGGGCAAAGAGAACTGAGTGGAACGTGAGCAAAGCGGCGACCATCTGCCGAATGGACAAGGGCAAGCTTGTAGTCATGCTTGAGGAAAATGGAATCACCCCTAGGATAGTTGGGCGAAACCATATGTACGACGCGGAAAAGTTGGTCGCTACCGTAATCGACCACAAGGGCGCAATGACATCGACGGATCGCCGAAACATGGCGCAAGCTCGAAAGGCCGAAACGGAGACGGCAATTCTTGAGCGCAAGTATATCAAGATCGAGGACATCGCCAAACCACTCGGCCACGCTATTTCAGCGATGAACAAAGTCATTTCCAGGCTCGACATCAGCGACGAGGAAAAGGGGAATTGTATCGAGCAACTCCAAATAGTGCTGGACGAGTTCACAGAGGAAGATTGAGCGGATGGACGACAGCTACAACATCTCGCAAATATCCTTGCTGGAAACGCTCAACCAGACGCTAAAAGATTCGCTCCGATTCCGACCGGCGATCTCTTTCGAAGATTGGGCGACGCGATACATCATCAATCCTGACGGCACTCCGTTTCGATTTCGGGAGACGCAGGTGCAAATAGCCCGGGACTTGTTCAATCCATCGCTGACATCAGTAGCAATCCGGGCATTTTCGGGCGCAGGAAAAACCTATCTTTTTGCAGCGGGGCTTTGCTATGTCGTCGAACAGTTGCGGACTGCCGCTGGCGTCATGTTCCCATCTCAAAGCATCGCGGAGGATTGGGTGAACGAGGAATTGCAAAAGATGTTTCTGGCGACTCCAGCGATTGAGAAGATGGAGATGGAAACCGATTTGAAAAGATTGAAGCGATGGAACTCCGGCGCAGCGATCCACGCAATCGGTAGCAATTCCTCCGGCATGATTCGAAGGCTACAGGCTCCGGTGCTATATGCAGACGAGATCGACGCGATCACCAGTGAGACTACTGACGAAGGCTGCAAGCTCGCGCAATTTTTCAAACGCGCCCGGGGCGAGAAAAACCAATACAAGTGGGCGTCGTCGTATCCTTCGCTCAAAGGTCACTCTAAGATCGACGCGATGTTCGACCAATCAGATCAATGCCGTTGGTTCGTGACCTGCTCAAAATGCGAGCATGAATGGGAAATGCAGATAAAAGACCTGAACTGGAAAACAGGCGAGCCAGAAAGCGCAGTAATCGTATGCCCTAGTTGCGGAGAGAGGCACGACGACGAATCAAGACTTGCAATGGCGAAAGCTGGAAGATTTCTCGACAAGACACTGAGTGAGCCTAGAGATTCCGGCGAGCGCGGATTCCATCTGAATTGCCTAGCGAACGTAGGCGACCACTCAGCAGCCTATAACGGCTATTTGCATGAAATCGCTGCCGAGATTGAGCGCGGGAAAAAGGCAGATTCACCGGAAAAAGCCAAGCGTGTATTTGTGAATACGATGCTGGCTGAATCTTACGCGGAACAGGTAGAATCAAAACCAGAGCCTCACGTCCTGTATGCTCGCCGCGAAGAATACAATCCCGGCGAGATGCTACCAGGTGAAGTTCTCATGCTCACCGCTGGCGTCGATTGGCAAAAGAACAGATGCGAGTTGATCGTGATGGGTTGGGGCGACAACGCAGAGAGTTGGGGCGTCGCATACAAAACCATTTTGGGGAGTCCGATGGAG